TTAGAACAGGAGCCCACTTTTCCATTAATTGTTGACGAGTATTTGTCATTTCTTTTTCCTCTTACTTGTAAGATTTTGTTATAGCTGATAGATAAGCATTCATTGATGGGTCAACTTGTGGCTTCTTCTCTTCAGTTAAAATTTCAACTGGAGAATCAGTAACCACTGACTCAACAACTGTCGATTGCTTATTTGTGAAATAATTTTCACGGATAGTCTTTACTTTGTTCTCGAATGATTCTGCATCTTCGTAGCTTAGTTCTTCAACCAAACTCAAGAACTTTTCTGCTTCAGTGTCAGTTAGACCTTCACTGATTGCTTTAACGATTTCAGTACGCTTTGCTTCTGCGATTGTCTTAGACAATTCAACATTAGCTGCAACTTGTTCGTTAAGTTTTGCTTCTAGTTCTGATACTTTATCTTCCATGTCGCCTAGTAAGTCGTACTTTTCTTCTGGAACATCAATATAATGTTCTTCGAATAAAGACTTCATACCTGAAACAAATGATTCAAGAATTTCAGACTTAATTCCACTTTCAAGGGCAATTTCATTCTGTGCCATCCACTGCTCAGCTACATAGCCGAGGTATCCATCAACTTGTTCAACAAGACCCTCTGTATTCTTCGCAACTTGCTCAGCAAGTTTGCTTTCGAATTCTTCTTCTAAACGAGTAACTTCATTCTTAACACGAACCATTACTGCTGATTCAAAGATTGTAGTTGCTTTTGTTTTAAATTCTTCTGTTAGCTCTTCACCATTAAACAGCGCATCCATGTCTTCTTTGACTGGACGAATTACAGACTGATCGCCTGCAACTGCTGATGAAGTAGCTGGATTAGATTGCTTGGATGTAGCGTTTGCTGCTTCATCTTCGTTATCTACATTGTTCTTTTTGTTGTCTGCATTTTGTTCTGGTGACTGTGCAGGAACTGCATCACCTTGGCGCACAACGGCTTTGTCTGCAGTAACAGCACCATGCGTACCTGGATTGTTACCACCTTCTTGACCTGCTACCTTAGATTCTGCTAAGATTTCAGCAATTTTTTGTTCGATTGACATCTATGTTCTCCTAACTGGATAAGTTCTGTT